CCATTGTGTATACATATCACCAATTTTTCTTGCAACAAAGTCTGAGGAAGCAGGATTAAGGTTACAATTATCAAACCTTTCCATGATCTCAATCTTGTTGTCGGTGTCCATTATGTTACGTAAAACTATTGAAAAGGAGCCATACGGACTAGTATTTGTGTTAGATTGCTTAATTCTTTCAATTGAAACTTTAACGTTCTTGTGCAACCATTCGCCATGGCCGCGGCCTTTTAGACGGAAAAGCTTTTGCATGTTTGCTGGTTCATAACTTGAAGCCACACCAACATCTTGTGAGATAAACCATCCAGCGACTGCTTCGCGAGATGCTTGACTCTTCATTTGGCTCGGGCCTTTTCCGCTAGCAGCAGAACCAGAACCAAGAGCTACAATACAACCAACACTGGCCGATGTGTGAAAGCCACTATTTATAACGTTTTGCTCATACGTTTCCCCAAGCCAGTAATCTTTAGAGCCAGAAGGGAAGAAGTCCGTGGAGTTGCCGCCCCACAGTTGTGGGTTTGTGTTGAACTGATCACGGATGAAGTTTTCAGAGTTGTTGTTAAAGTTGAACGTAAACGTTTCCGAACCCTGAGAAGAACCTTGGATCGACACCTTGTAATTACCATTTGAATCACTTGAAATGAAGGCACCAGCGGATGCAGTTGAAGGAGTGTCGGGAAATGATCCACTACCCCAAAGAGTACCGGATAATTGGATTACGCCATTTTGTAAATACCAAACAGCAGCAAGACTACCTTCTCCCAGATCACCCTCAATAGCACTTGAAGAAGTGAAAAGGAATAATCCATATGCACCACCATTTTGTGCGCGTGGCGTGCTAGACATTGTCACGGGTGTTTTGTCAGTTTTCCAGCCTGCCGCAGCATCGCCGCCGGCTGCGTTTCCGGTAGATGTGTGTTGACCTAAAACCCTTAAGTATGTAATTGGCGCCACATTGGAATTCAAAAATGCTTTTGCGGCGTATGTGCCATACATTGGAGACTGATAGTTACCGTCGCGATAAATATCGCCACCGCCCGATCCGGGAACAGTATCTCCAAACTGCTCTACAAACTGTGAATAAGATTCTATCTTAGTAGGGGTTCCGGCAAGACCTTTGCGAGATCTTCCAATAATAACTGGCCCAATTTGTTCGGGCGCTCTTGGCCTAAAGGAGTTATCAATCTCGTTGATAAATACGCCCGGCGAAACAAACTTAAAGTTTTTAACTGACATTTGGTTACATCCTCATATTGTTATAATTCTAAAAAAATTATAAGTTAATCAACAATAAATAGTTGACCCATTTTCAAAAGTCTTGTACTACACAAAGAAAATTGACGCCAGTTCAGGAACTAATTGCCTGTAAATGTGATTTCACCCGGAAGTGGTTCGGATTCTCTAGGAAATGTAACCTCTACAACGTTCTCGTCGACCCGAACAAGCTCACGATCATCATTTTTGCCCTCACCAATAAGATAACCTAAAACTTTTATACTTATTTCGGTCTGAAACATCCTAGAGTCTTCATTTAAATTCCCGACATTGTTAGAGTGAGAAAAATCCTGTTCGATGAATGCTTCATAGAGATGTCCATTTCTTTTCATAGAAAAAGCGTTAATTTGACCAGTTCTTGCTATGAAGGGTGCTACCAAATCATTCATTTGTTGTTGGTATTCACTTTTAATTACAATTTTATAATCAACATTAATATACACAGGAATAGGAATTGAAAGAGTTTGTATTATGATTTTTTTATTGACACGTGGGTAATTTTTTTGAAATTGAGAGGCTTTAGGCATCTGTCTCATAGATTGGGCAACCGCAAAATTTCTAGTTTTGTCTTTAACGATTCTTTTTGCAATCACCATTCGCCCGGTTCTACCATCTTTTTCATTTGAATACACTTGAGCTTGATACGCTCCTTTTCTTGAGGGATCTTTTGTGATTCCCGTCCTTTCGATGCTAAGTAGAGGTAATTTAAGGGCACCAGCATCGTCTCTCAGTTCCTTTTTATTTTTTACTTGAAAAGAGCGTTCGGGAACTTGCCACAGAACCGGAACTCGTACTTTTCCCTCATTAGTTTGTGTAGATAGAACCAAATCTTCTTTAAGCCATGACGTAATCGCGTAGTCAATGGTCTCGATGGTCGACTCCAGCATCCCAATTTCTTTTAAGGAAACTGATCCGGTATTTGGAAGATCGGGTAACATCGCGAAATCAAAGTTATCAGGTAGCATCAAAAAGTCCCTTTCTTGCTCTCTTGCAGGTTGCAGCTATTTCAAAATCATTGTTAGCTTGACCAAACAATAATTTTGGCTCAGATGTATTAACTATCTCATAATAATGGTTATTGTATAAAATAAAATCCCCCTCACGAACAAACAAATTTTGATCTTCAACCAATCTTCTTCTATGAAAGTGCACTACGACTTCCCATTGGCGATCGATCCCTATTCCTTCCATGTAGTCCGTTGCCTCTGTTTTCCATTCGACTAAAGCATACACCCTTACCGGAGATAGAAACGTTTTTTCAATTGCTTCGCCATATAAATCGTGAAAATTAGTTGTTTCAAGATCTATTGAATAATACAGAATTTGTTGACCAATTACTTTTTCTACAAGCTCATCATTGACTTGTTTTACTAGATCTCTTTCTTTTTTACCTAAAAATAAAGGTGGTGGTGGCTGCTCTGGTCTTTTCCATTCGTCTGACATTCAAATTACCCCACAAAAATTGGCAAAGGAGAGAATGCAAAAGTTTTCGCTGATGATTCTGCTTTTTCGGATGAAATACGAGCCAATTCCTGATATTCTGTTTCCTTCAATAATTCCATTAGCTTATCTTTAAGTTGCTGCTGCTCTTCTTTTGCTTGACCCAACAATTCTGAGTGATTTAGCGTTACGGATTCGCCCGGAATGGGGATTGTAGTAAACTTTCCTCGAATTTGGCCCAGCATTTCTTTACACAATGCTAAAGCATATTTTCTAATCCACTGTTTGCCGATTGAGTTGATGTTTTTATACGGAATATTCGAAAACGGTAATGTATTGAGGTTATTGACACCATTCACGCCGTCATCATACCCTGCCTCATCTGCTGTTGACGATTGTTTAACGTAAAACTGAAACCATATAGTGTCGTCTTGGAATCCGAAGTATGATGGTGTTGGAAAAAGTCGTAATTTGTTATTTTTTATCTCATATGAATAATGCGAGGTTCTTGTAAAGATGGAGTCTTCATACATTATTGCCTGCATTTTGTTTTGCCACGTTGGTACAATTTCAAACGTAGAATCGTCAGCAAACTGGCCATATGTTGATGAGTTGCCCACTACACCGATGCCTCCATAGTAACCATAAAATCTCCACATAGCACGTGGAGACTTATAAAATACCTTAGTAACATAAATTCTCTTACCAGCGACTGAACCAGAATATGCTACAGTACGGCCGTCTTGGTCTACACCCGATAAAGATGCGCTTTGCACAATATTTTGTAAATCATAATCTTGAACATTCTTAGTTGGGTTGAAAGATGCTGAGTAGATCGTTTTGGTGCCACCGAAATTGCCCATTGACGCCAATCCATCGCCGGCGCGTTGTGCATAGGACACCTGAAACCTTGGGAACTTCATGTTTGTCGCGGAACCCGACTTAATTTCACCTTTGTGGTCAAACGTACCAGTTACATCACCAAGAGAGTCACCAAGTGAGTTCTTACTTTGATGCAGATTGATAATATATGAATATTCTAATACAGCTTCTTCATATGCAGCATACACATTCGCTGGTGTCAATTCAATATCGACAACATCGCCGCCAAGCTTCTTATATACATAATTAACTTGAAGGGAGGCACCACTTAAAAAATCAACTGAGCCTGTGTAAATTCCAAACGGCACTGCATTGGCGACGTTGTCGGTAGATCCGGTTGAAGTCAAGATGACAGCGCTTGTTGTAGATTTAGGATTCAGGTTTGTTGGCATTTAAAAATCTCCCACATCGTAAGTAGTGATCTATCGCACAAAACCCTGTTCATAATTGCTTGAGTTAAGTAACAAGAACTAATTTTTGGCCGTTTTGCGGGTTGTTTTTCTTTTTGTTGTTGTATTTTTTTTGGTTGTAGTGGTCTTGGCTGTTTTTTTCGTTGAAGATTTAACTTTTGGAGCCGTCACATTGCTTTCAATTTTGGTGCTAGTTGTGGCTTGGGTTGTGGCCGTTGCAACTACTTCGCTGACAGCGTCTTCT